CGCAGCCGGCGAACCAGCGCTGGCCGGGATGGAATTGATATGGCTCATGATTTTTTGGAAAAACATGTGGTTAGCAGTTCCATATTTTCAGAAATTACTTATACTGTATATAAACACAGTGTATGCATGGCGAATAGGAGGAAGCGTGACGGATTTATTTTTTGAATCGTTAGCTTTGCAACGGATAGATTTGGTTGCAAGGTTGGTCACGGAGAGTCAGTGCAAGGAAGGGGACAGGGATTTGGCATTGGTGTGGATTGCTGAACTGACAACTGCCCTCACTATTGAACTGGATAAATACGAACAAAAAAGCCTCCGGGTTGGAGGCTTTCAATCAGGCGGCAGCAACCGAGCCTTGTAGCAAATTAAGCATCATTTGACGCTGTTGTAGATTCATTGAATCCACTACCGTTTTAATCAGTTTATCCCCGGTTTTAGCGCTGGGGCTAATGGTGTGTGAAAAGGTCACATTCATTACAAAAGTGTGGCCACATTCCACATCATTACAGGCGCAATATAAATCTGAAATCTGCCGATGTTTACGGTTGGTTTTTCGGATAATGGCCGCGCCACCGCATTCAGGGCATAAGACTTTCATCACTCGCATGTTCTTGGCTCCAAAAGTGGCGAACTTCTGGAATTTTAACCGTTTTTGCCTCATAACTCACCCGTTTTAGGTGTTTCAATGCTGAAACTGACGCACAAACTTTCCGGTATCTCTCTATCGCTGTTAATCGCCGTCATAATCATCCTTTGAAGCGGAATAACCTCATCTTTGCGATAGGTGTCACGGGCTTTGACCGGGTCGCCCATAATGGCACCGGCACCCGGAATAATTCCCGCCAAGCCAGCAGGGAAGCGGTGCGCAGTCAGAATATCTTGCGCACTGATATTCTTGATGTTGGCAAACTCATCTTTGGCGCTGATATCCCCGATAGGAATAAATTTAATCCCTTCCGGGTCGCCCTTCGGAATGTTCACAAACAGCGTGCTGAAATTGCCGATCCCCTTTGACTGTTCCAGGCTATTGCAAATTTTGTCCTCGATTTCAGTCGTCAGATTGGGGTCATTGGTGTAGATAATCCCGCCAGTGTGCGCCCCGTTATGGTAGTAGCGGCGGCGGAAAATCGTGGCCTCGGAGTTAAGTAGGGCGGCATGAATTCCGCCGATATAATCCGGCAGGCCGTAGACCTGTTGCTGTGGGTCATATTGCTTGAGAAAAATCACGTCTTCCGGGGCATAAACCAGTGGTTCGCCTTTTTGCAAAATCGCGATGCTGTCGTCTTTCCGTACTCGCATATACAACGAGGGTAACGGCAGCAATTCCACCACGTCACCCCAGCCGTTACGTACTTTCAGAATGGCCACGTCGCCAAAGGTCAGATAATCAAATACGGCGGCTTTCAGTTGTTCGTGGGTTAAGCCGCCACTGAGATAATCGGTGGCCACCATGTTGCGGCGAGCATAGAGAACGCCGCCGTGCTGGCCATTAAGATTGACCAATTGCGCCAGCGCGAGTCGGTCAATTGGTTGGCTGTAATGGTTAAAATCACTGTCGTACCAGATTTCTTTATAATCGGTGCCGGTGGTTAAGATGGGTTCCGGTTTACCCAGGCTAACAATGCTCATATTTTTGGCCGCAGAGGTTACCGGCGTGCGTTTGAGTTGGCGTTTATTTTTTTTCATGCGGCGTTGCTCGTTTTCCAAGTGGATTTGCGTTTGTGCTCACGGTCGAGTGGTTCGTTATCAAAGGCGTGTGAAATGGCAAAGAACACGTCGGCGTGGCCGGTTTCTTTGCTGCGGTCGGCAACAAACGTCATGCCGCCGCCTTTGGCGGTACTGGTTCGGCGGATAGCCAGGAACGAGGCGGGGATTTCTTTTTGTTCGGCATCCCATTCAATGCGCTGGCTGTCGATTACCTCCACCATTTTCATGACCAGGCGGTTTTTGCTTTCCATGCCGTAATGAATGGCCGTGGCTTCCCGCATGGCAAAGTTCTGTACCAGCTCATACACACCGTTGCCGATGCCGGTAATGTCCACGCCGATATAGGTCATGTTGTAGCGCTGGAATAGCTCCTTTATCTGTCCAGCCTGATAGTTAAAATTCAGTCCTTGCCAGTAGAAGGTGGCCAACACACGGTATTTTTCCCCGTCATACAGCGGCGGGGCAATAATTACAAAGGTGGAGGTATCGCCGGAACGGGCAGGGTCGAAGCCCGCCCAAACTTCCCGATTACCAAAAGGCCGCGCGGCGCTGGGGTCGTGGTCTTGCCAGGCTTCAATATCGACGCCGCATTTTTCCAGCAGGTGAAATTTGAATACGCTGTCGCCGCTGTCCACAAACACGCACATATACAGCATGTTGAAGGTGTCGCGGTTGTACTTGTTACGCAGGCGTTCGATATCGGCCAGATTAAAGCCACCTGCAATGGCATCCTCCAACGTGATGACATAACGCCACTGGCCATCGGGACATTCGCGCCCGCCGTCGCGGTAATCATCGAAGCCAGGGAAAACTACGTTGCGGCGGTCTTTATCCCCTTGCTTCCATTCGTCCCCTGTCCAGAACGGATAGCCCTGATGGGTTTTGGCGCTGGGGGTAGAGAAATAGGTGGTGCGCCACTTGTCATGGGTGGCCATGGCGCTGGCCACTTCATTTAGCTTGGCAAAGTTCGGCACCCATAGATATTCATCGCAATACAGGTGGCCACTGTAAGACTGGGCGGTATTTTTGTTGGTGGAAAGGAAACGCAGCTCCGCGCCGTTACTTAAACGGATCGGGTTGCCGGTCAGCGTCACCCCGAAATACTGCTCGGCAATATTGACGATGTAGGAGCGGAACACCTCCGCCTGAGCGCGAGAGGCGGACAGGAAGATTTGCGGATCGCCGGTTAAAATGGCGTCTTCCAGGGCTTCAAAAGCAAAGTACCAGGTCGCGCCAATCTGGCGACTTTTCAGAATATTGCGGATGCTGTAGTGCTTATTTTCCCGCAAATATTTTTGATACTGGAAAAGCGTTTCGCCGGAGAAAGACTCCAGTTCTTCCGCTGTTACGCCGGAAATATCATTTTTACGGTATTTGCGTTTCTTTTTGCTGCCGTCTTCTTGCTCGCCTGTGACTTCCCCGGCTGAATAGCTGCCTTGGGTTTGGGTTTTAATGGCCGCCAATTTTTCGGCGTGTTTACTGGCCTGAATCCGCAGTTTGCAGTGTTGAGCAATCAAACTGTCTAATTCTTTTAATTCCAGTTCACTTTTATTGTCGCGATGGGTTAATACCATCACGCGCCGGTTAATTGCCTCCTCAATGCTTTCATGGCTGAGCATATCTGCCCAACTCCACTTTTGCGCCCAATAGTAAATGATCCGCGCATTAGGCAGATTTAATTCCGTGGCAATTTCTTTCGGTGTCCATCTTTTTAAATAAAGCGAACGTGCCACACCGATAATAGTTTGTGTGTATTTGGCCATAGGCCGAATTATGCGGTGTTTATTTTGCTCTGACGTTATTCATCAATCGGTTCAATTCGGGTAAAGGGGGATATCCGAACTGAACCGAAATAAGCTAAGTGCGGTAGATAAAATAATCCGTAATACTGCACATCTCGAAACAAACACAATATTTAAAAGTAGGTTTATGTCTAATTCGCATTTAATGACTGACTGGATTTGTGTTTGCGCTGAGGGGGAAACCGTTGACGGGCGTGAAATTAAAAGACAGTGGATCACTGACGCCGCCGAAACCTATAACCCGCAATTGTATACCGCGTTGTTGTGGCCTGAGCATTCCCGCAATTTTGGGAATATGGGGCAGGTACTTGAATTAATGAGTGAGGAAGGCAGCGATGGCGTTATGCGACTTTACGCCCGGCTCTGCCCTAACCTCTCTCTGATGCAAGCCAATGTGGATGGGCAACTGATTTTTTGTTCCGCTGAGTTTACGCTTGACGGCAACTTTCGAGGAACAGGGAAAAGTTACCTAGAGGGGCTAGGGGTCACAGATGAACCCGCCAGTGTTTACGCCGAAAGAATGCGTTTTAACCGCCGTAATAAAAACAAACGCTATGGTGCGTTAAAACCATTGGTTATTGATGAAGTTACAGAAATTAAAGAGGCTCGAAAAATGGCAGGTAAGAATAAAAGTAAATGGCGCAGTCTGTTTAATATTCAGGACGATGAACAACCAGGTGAAGAAACTACACCCGTGGATGACGATAAAGTCCAGGTATTAGCGCAGGCGGTTGCCGATTTAGAATCACGAGTAGCGTCACTGGAAAATAAGACAGAAGCGACCGACACCGCCGTAGAAGAAGTGGTTGCGGATGTGGAGGTGGTGAAAGAAGTGGTCGATACCGAAGACTTTGCCAGATTACGGGATAATTTACCGGGCATTATTAAAAACTTTGGCAAGCTGGATAATAAAGTGACCACGTTGCCGAAAAAATATTCCAAAGGTGAAGGGAAAAAGCCGTTTAAATTCCTTTAAACCAACGACCACCTTTTATTTATTTTAATTTCACCGTAAAGGTGGGGGATAGCTATGCAATTAAATCAACGCGCGCGTCAATATATTGACGCTTACAGCGCCCAATTATCGCAGTCTTATAACGTCAGTGACGCGTCACGTTATTTTTCACTCACCGACCCGAAAGAAACTTTATTGCGTGATGCGTTACTGGAAACAGCCGAGTTCCTGAACATGATCACCGTGGTTGATGTTGACCAGCTTCAAGGGCAAGTGGTGGCGGTGGGTAATCCGGGTATTTTTACCGGGCGTAAAGAAGGCGGGCGTTTTATCCGTCCAACCGGTGTATCCGGCAATGAATATAAACTGGTTGAAACAGATTCTGGTGCGGCACTCACCTGGGCAATGTTGTCTGTTTGGGCTAACGCCGGTGACGAAAACGAGTTTTTCCAGCGGATGCAGGACTTTACCAATCAGTCCTTTGCGTTGGATATGTTGCGCATTGGCTTTAATGGCAAGAGCGTGGCCAAGTCAACCAATCCAACGGAAAACCCGAACGGGGAAGATGTGAATATTGGTTGGCATGAGTTGGTGCGTCAGTACAAGGAAGGTCAGCAAATTATTTCGACGCCGGTCACGCTGGATGCACAGGGTGACTACAAGTCCTTGGATGCGATGGCCTCTGACCTGATTAACACCAAAATCCCGCAGCAGTACCGCAATGATCCGCGTTTAGTGGTGTTGGTCGGGGCGGATTTGGTGGCCGCGGAACAATATCGGTTGTATCAAAAAGCTGACCGCCCAACGGAGAAAATCGCCGCACAGATGCTGTCTGACTCCATCGCCGGACGTCCTGCCATGGTGCCACCGTTTATGCCGGCTAAACGTATGACTGTGACTACATTGGCTAACTTACATATTTACACCCAGCGTGGCACCCGTCAGCGTAAAGCTGAGTTTGTCGAAGATCGCAAGCAGTTCGAAAACAAATATCTACGTAACGAAGGGTATGCGGTGGAGTACCCAGAGCTGTACGCCGCCATTGATGAATCTGCCGTCACCATCGGTGAAGTCAAAGAGCCAAGCGATCCGAAAGTCGGCGAATAAGGGGCAATCATGGCTTTATCACCGGCACAGCGGCATACGGCCATGATTGAGGCGCAGCGCAAGCTGGATAACCAGCAGGCGCTGGCCGGTTCGGTCAGTATGCATCTGCAAAAGATGGCCATCAGTCACGATGCCGAACGGCTGCGCGGTCTGACTCGGGCAGAAAAAACACGGCTGAAAAGCCAGGAATTGTTACCGCGCTGGATGCCGACTGTTGAGCAGTATCTGGCCGATGGGGAGGTGTACAGCAATCCGGTTTTCGCTTACTGCATTGTCTGGTTGTTCGATATTGGCGATTTTGATCGGGCGTTGGCTTGGGCGGATATCGCCATTGAGCAGAAACAACTTACCCCGTTCGGCCTGCGGCGCGGATTTGCCCCCTTTGTAGCCGATACGATTTTAGCCTGGGCAGAGCAGAGTGTTTTAGAGGGACAGAGCATAGAGCCGTATTTCTCGCAGGTATTTGAGAAAGTACGTGATCAGTGGCAGCTGTATGAACAAATCAGCGCGAAATGGTTCAAGTTCGCCGGTCTGCGCCTGATCAGTAACGATAAAGGTGAGCCGTTACCCAGCGCCATCAAGGATGTGGCCAGCTTGCAGGAGGCTGATGCGTTACTGGCCAGCGCTCACCGGTTCCATTTCGGGTGCGGGGTGAGAACCTACCGGCAGAAAATCGCCGCCCGGCTGCGGGCGCTGGAGAAAGAGTAAAGACTACCGTAAGCCAAAGCGGGCGCGGTGGAGGCTGCAATCTACAGGTTTGCAGGCCGTGGAAATCGGTCTGCCCGCTTTTTCGGGAGTCTTATGTTTAGCGGTAAAGAGATTGATTATCAGGATGTTTTGTTAACTAACGACGGTTTTTGGCCAGACCTCAATTTGAGGGACTTTCAGCGTAGTCGCAGTATTCCGGCGGATATCGATGCCGATACCTTGGCTAACGCCTTACTGGCCAGTGTGTCCGAAGTGAATTTAGACCTGCGCCCACTGGCTGCGGATCTGAGGGATAAGGGATACCCACAGGCCGCAGATGCGCCGGGTATCACCATGAACGGGCAAACGGCCTTGATTGGGCAGTATAAAAAAGCGGTGTTTTCCAGGGCAAAAGCGGATTTGCTGGGCGAGTATTCCACCCAGTTTAGCCGGGTGCCGAATGCGGGGCAGGAAAACCCCGAAACCCGCAGCCGCTTGCTGGCTGAGTCCAGCACGGTACTGCGCAATATGAAGGGCGTCGGGCGCTGTAGTGTGAGGATGATATGAGTAAGCTCCAGCGTTTAACCGCCTTTATTGAGGCCAATTTACCGGAGCGGCTACGCGGGCTGGAATTTGACAGCGCAATGGATGAGGTGAGTTTTATTCCGGCGCAGCGGGATTTGGGGCTAGACCAGTATCAGCTAGCGCTAATGACCTTTGATGCGGTGCTGTCATGGGGACGTTTCCCGTACCGCGACTATGATCCGCGCAACCTGTGTGCCTTGCTGATGATTTGGGGGATAGAGAACTCGCCCGACAGCGGCGAGGCGATAGAGCCACCGAACCTTGATATTGACGTGATCGACGAAAAAACCGCGATGGTGGTGGTGTCTCTCTCTCTTTCAGAATCCCTGAGCATTGTCAGGGATAAAAATGGGGAGTTGCCTTTCGAAGGGGATAAATGGCGTCTGACTGACCCAAAGCTATGGATAGCCATGCAGGGAGAAGTCTTTGGCGCAGATAGCACCGGTGCGCCGTTGGGTGAAGCCTGATGATTGTTAGTGGCGAGTTGAGCGCTAAACAGTTAGCGGAACTGAAGGAAGCGCTTAGCGGGCTGGAATTACCGGCTAAGAAGCGTCAGCGGCTGTTATGGCGTATCGCCAAATACGGGGTGATAGTTGCCGCCAAACGTCATGTGCGTAACCAGCAGGCACCGGATGGCACCCCGTGGGAGGGACGCAAGACCCGCCGGCGCGGCAATATGTTGCGCAATATGCCCAAATTGCTGCATATCCGGGAAATGCCGGAGGCCGAAGCGGTGCGGTTGTACCTGCAAGGCGGAAGTTATCGCAACGGGGAAAAACCGGTACCGGCGGGCGTGGTGGGATATGGGCAGCAGAACGGCATGAACGTCAGCATCAATCGCCGTGCCGTGACCAAAACCTCTGACCCGGAACGGAAGGCCACTATCAAGCAGGCCAAAAGGCTTCGAGCGCTGGGATACAAGGTCAAAAAAGGTAAGGGTTGGCGTAAGCCGCCTTACAAAGATATTGCAGGGATCATGCGTTTTGATCAGGCCGGTTTGCTGATCCGTGAATTAAGTGGTAAAGCGGCAAAAACCGCCTGGACAGTAGACGTCCCTGCCCGCCCGTTCTTGGGGATGAGCGACGACGATTTTAATAAAGCCTTAGCGCGTCAGTTGCAGG